CTGAATATTCCAAGGCTCTCCATTCACGGATATGATTGTCACCAAGTCGTCAGGCTTCGGGAAAGCATTGTGATAACCAAAGGCCGCCACCTCTGTGGGTGACGGCTCAATGATTACCCTTTTCCGGGCGAAGTTCCATTCGCCATCAATCATGACATCTTGAATAGCGAATGGAAGATATGCCTCTAATGCCTGACCTTCTACTGACTTTTTCCCCGTTTCCGGGTAGCTTTGGATTTTGTATTGGCCTAACAACCCCAAGGCATAATTAGCAATATCTAGGTCAGTCATTGTTTTTTCAGATTAGGGGATGATTAGGTCCATGACAATGGTGAGAGATTTTTGGGCCGCGACCTGCGCAGTATTAGAGACGATACAAGCAATATTGTACTTCTCTTTCAGGCGTTCGTGGGTAATCTTTTCCCCGTCAATATTGATACAACTATCGACAAGATATTGCGCTGGGTCAAAAATCATTGCACCGGCGGGGGATAGTTCGGAAGTAGAGGTAACTCTCACAATTTCTCCTGCGGTTGTAGTTGCCGTCAAAGACAACATTCCGGTTCCGGAATATTTGGCATTACCCGCCTTGTCTAGAACTTGGATGTTGAGCGAGTAAATACCCGCACCCACCCCGTCATGCGTCAGAGCGATTGAGGAAACGTCAATCACCACTCCCGGAGGAAGGGGAAGGTCAACAATCGTCGAAGACGCAGGGGTTGCAGTAGCCCCTGCCTTGTACACAATCGTCTTTTTCAAGACCTGTCCTCGTTGAAGCTGTGCACTCAAATACGGAGGCATCCCGGCTTCAACCTGCGCTTTTGCTACAGAAGGATATTCTGCCATAACTTTTTTGCCTTTCTATGTTGGATTAGAAGTTGCCGGAAGAACCCGCCACGTCAATCTTGAGCACACCCTTGTCTTCGATTCGGGTCGCGCCCATTGCGATTTCAGAGTAGGTCTGCCATACATACTGGTTGGTCGGAAGCTCTTCGATTCGCACGAACAACTCTTCAAGCACGCCAAAGGCAACAGAGTTCATCGTGAAAGCGACAAGGCTTCGTACGTTTGGCGTGCTATTACCACCGGTCGGGTCGGTCTCAATACCAAGCGGACGACTGCCAAACGGGAGCATGTCGGCCGTCAGAGCAATGAAGCGGACGCCAAGCACGTTGTCAATATAGCCACTGGCAATGGGTCTCTGGTCGGAGTAAAGGATATTCGTGAATTCCTTGATGCCGTACAGAGCAGCCAGTTCTTCATGCGTACACAGAATCACCATTTCGGGGCCGCCCAAGTCCTGACGTTCCACATCCTGACCAAGCACGTTGCGCATGCCGAAGATAGTCTTGGCCCGCACAATCTTGTCAAAGGTCAGACCGGACGCAACGTAAGTGCCAGTCCGCACATATCCCACAGGGATAGTGTTTGCCTTTTCGTTAAACGTCACAGGGATGTCCCCGTTCTCACCAGTCCATGCCGTGCCAATGAGGCCTTCAACCGCAACCATGTCGCGACGGCGTTGCATTTCCATGCGTTCGGCGTCAACGATACGGGGCAGAGGGGAATCAATGGTTCCAGCCTGTTGCATTTCCGTGCGGGAAATTTCATGAGTGGACTTAAAGATTTTCGTCTTAAGCCACCTCTGTCGGAACTCGGCCTGTTGCGGGTTAGTCGCGCCATACAGGTCGGTGATTTGAGTGGAGTTCACAGGGTCAATGATTTGGAACCTGCGCTGTCTGGAATTCATGCCGTAAACCCTCATGAAACGCTCCGTTCTAGAGCGCATCTGCTGAACAGCCGCATAAATCATGGGCGTGTACTCGTTTACAGCAAGCGTCTGGAAGTTTCCGTAATTTGCCATAATTTAATATACTTTTAATTCTTACCGTCAAAATGGGTTCGACAGGTGTCCTTAAATTAGGGCTGTTTAATGAGGAAGACGGCTGTCCTCTTATACTATGAGTGTTAAAGCAAGTGTCCAAACGGGTTGCCTTTAAGAAAACAAATGCACAAACTTTATGAAAAAGCAAACAAAAACAGAGGGGGTACGCTATGCACAAACGTACCCCCTCCTCATTTATCCCTATGTTATCGCCTTTTCGCTCTTATTGAATCATGCAATCACACTGCTGTTTCACAACAGCAAGCGCAGTATGCAACACACGACGAGAGATTGCAATAAAAAAAATGCCCGTTGGAGGAAAGAACACAACATAAGAAACCTCCAACGGGCATTAGCATTTTGTTTTTGGTGTGAGACAAAATACGGAGAAAAAAAACTCACACCATCACAGGGACGATTAAACCCTTACAGCATGGTGCATGCAAGCATAATTTGCTTCACCATTTGATATTTTTGTTCGCAAGGAGCCTGTGGTACAGCTCTCGTGCGTCATGAGGCATTTGGTTTACCGAGCCATACTTGTTAATCAACCCCATGATTTGCTCCTTAGCGTCAGCCGCAGAAGCCTTCATGAATCCGGGGACGGGCATCGTTCCGTCCTGCATACTGGAAACCTTGTCAAACAACGCAGAAAGGATGAAGGGATTGTTCAGAGCGCCCGCCATATCAGGGGACTCAATGTCAATCCCTGCCCTCACAAGGCCGTCCTTGAGCAAGTTGAAGTTGCGCTCATACAAGCCTCCCCACTCCGATTGGAAGTATTTCTTAGCCTCTTTTGCCTGTTCTTCGATTCGCTTGGCATTAGCCTCATTCAGCTTGGCCGCATACCGTTCCTGAAAACGAAGCAACTCCTGCATCGTGTCGGCAGGGATGTTATGCTCATGGGCAAACTGGGCAAACTCTTTAAACGACTCTGCGTCCACCGTCTCTTTGTATTCGTCAGGGACTTGGTAGTCTTCCGCTTTTTCAGGAACACCCAAATGCTCACGCCATGCCTTCTTCTGCTCGTCAGTAGCATCGGCTCCGGGGCGTGTGACCTGTTCCGACTTTTTACCAATAAGCTTGTTGGCATTAACAAAGCCTTTGATTAAGTCATTGATATTGTTATACTTATTGGACAAGCTCTCGCCTCCCTCAAAAGAAGAGGCCCACCCTTCCTTAAACGTGCCGTCTTTGTTTACAATGCTGTCAACAGTAAATGTCTCGGCAGGTTTTTGGGTTAAGGAAGGGTCGCTCAATGACATGGTTCCCGGCATCTTAGTTTCCTGTGTGGCCGGAGGTTGCGCCTGTTGCGTGGCGGGCTGGGTGGTTTCAGTTTCGCTCATATAATGCTTCGATTACTTCAATTAGTGCGTTTATTCCTTCAATATAGAAGAGTTTGTTCTCGTTGAATCGTGCCTTCAATGCGTCTGGAAGCTTGTACTCGCTTCCTCTGGCAATCGCCTTGAGGACGAACAGGATGTATTTGTCCGGGTCGGAATCCAATACTTCCTTGGCTTTGTCATACACCTCCTTGGGAATCCTTACCGTGTCCCCAAGAAGGCTGGTGATTTCTACTGCGTCCGTGTTTTTGTCTGCTTCCATGATTAAATCAGATTCATGTCTTTACTGGCCGCTCCAAGATTCTTCTGCACTTCCGAGAATGTCTTGGCATTAGCCATCTTGTTTGCCTCGTCTTGAGCCGCTTGGCGTTCTCTCCTCATCTGTTGCACCTTCGCCTCCGGCCTAGAATACTTGGGCGACAGGCCAATATCAAGCATGCTCCTTCGGAAAATATAGTCAGCATCCACAGAGTCCAGAACGGTCGGGTCGATTTGTGAAAGAGGAATGACTACCGTTTGCAGGAACTCCGTAAACAAGGTCGGCTGATGCCTGTCCAAAAGAATCTGGAACGGCGTGCAGAACTGGATATGGTAATCCCTCAAAGGACGGACATAACCATGTTGCACCAGCGTGTTGTAGCAAAAGTCCACCAAGGGTTGCAGGAATTGTTCAATCAACCTCGTATAAGCCGTAGAGCTGATGCGTGCCGAATAAGACTCAATCATCTGCGCTACTGTGGCCTTCATGTATTGCGGGTCCTTCACCTGCAACAGCGGCATAAACAAATTAACGTCACATGCCTCATTGATGACACGCTCGAACCGCTCAATTTGCCATTGACAGTCAGAGGTTTGTGAAGCCTGTTGGAACAAGGGCGACGGCCTTGCCTGAATGTTCAGCGGGTTAAAGGTTGTTACCTCCCCGGCGCCATAGCCAATGTTCCCTTGGAAGCCTTCGGGTACAAGCATCGGCGGGAAAATCTTCTGCTGGGCCGCCTCTGCCAACGCTTTCAGGCAATTCACCAGCTCAATCTGGTCTGCCAAGGAAACCTTCCCAAACCCATACCCATACGGGCTGTTGGGCAAGTCAAAACAGTTGCAACAAATGACAGGACAGTTCTTGAAGAATTGCTCAAGCAATACGTCGCCTGTTGCATCGTACACGGAACGAAGCACCCACTCCTTGCCGTCTGCACGGGCAATAAGCCCTTCGTCCCCGGTGCGCTCCACTCGCTCCAACAAATGGAACACAAGGTAGTTGTCCGGGCTGTTAGAGTTGGCCATGTATTTATCCTTCACCGTTTGAGGCAAATTCTTTTCCGGGAACGTGGCTACAATGTCTTGGTTTCGCATCCAGTCGTCCCAACAGAACATATTCATCCGGCCAAATTTATCTTTGTCCACCATGAATGTCCCAACGGGAATTGAATAAAAGCTAAAACCTCGCTTCCTTGTGTCCCACTCTGCCCAAAAAGCGCCAATGCCATAAGCCGCCCTGTCCCAGAAGAAAAGCTCGCTTGCCGTGTGCAGGTTGCTGTTCCTCATGAACATGGACACAACCCTAGCCGTCTCGGCATATTCGTCGTCAACAGTGCTTGTCACCAGCTCCCTGTCTGCCGCTTTCGCCAAGGGCGTAAAGGTGAACCACTCACTAGCCTTGGGCATTACAAGCTCATGCTGGCCTGTTGCGTTCAACCTCAACGCACGCTCAAGCGTCGTGTCAATATATCCCTCATTATTAGGTGTGGATTCCTGTACAGCTCCATTCAGGTTAAACCGCCTGTCTGGCTCTACAAACTCCGCAACTCGTTGCCAGTTAGACACATATCTCTGTCTGTACGAATAGAGTTGCTCCCTCTTCTGCTTTGGACTCTGGTTGTTGTACAACATATTACTGGCCTAAAAAGCTTTTACCAATGCCGCCTGTTCCCATCCCTCTGGATGCAACAAACGTATTTGAGAAAGAACTCCTGCGCCTGTTTGCCTCCGACTGGCTCCTTACTGCCTCCTGTTGCGTCTCATACGTCTTTACAGGCTTGGGGGCCTCCGGTGCCTTGGTTGACTCACCTTTACCCTTGCTGGCAACACTATCAGCCGCACCACCCAAGGCCGCACCAATTGAAGTCCCCACGCCGGGCGCAATGATTGTTCCTACTACTGCTCCTACTGCACTTCCTACTCCTGACATTTTTTACTCCTTAGTTTAAGTTTTATGTATAAGTCCAACTCCTTACGTGAGTAAACATACAACTTTCCTCTCCTATGTCCACTACCAAATTGAAGGTGGGCACTTGCCTTTAAGTGCTTTAAAAAGCCAACATAGTCTCCAATACCCAAAAAAAAGAAAAAGCCATTGGCCTCCTCATAGTCCACAGCGCTATCGGAAATATGCCTTGTCCGAAGAAACTCTGACTCCATGCCCCACACACGAACCTCCTCCGGGTCGATGCGGTAGTAGTGTCCCAGCACAAGCCCGCCTCCGGTATAGAGGCGCACGCCTCCCTCGTGAAGCTTCCATGCCTCACTCAACCCCATACCTGCGTCCCTCCTTAACACCTTGTCAGATTCGGAAAGTACGCTCAAACCGTCCTCGCCAGTTATGTCCAATGTTTCGCTCACGATGATATTTCCCAAATGTACATGTTATTCCTGCCTTATAGTCTTGGGTTGTTGGACCTTGCACAAGCAAATTGTTCATTTTCGCCTCCGCTACATACCTCAACGGGTCTGCCCAATGGGACGCATTGTCATGCACAATCTCATTCTTGAATATGCCTCCCTCGCTTACCTCTGGCTTGCACCTGTAGCTTAACCAGTAGCTATACGCCCTGCCTGTCCCCTCCACGTCAAACCGGAACAGGTCAAACATACCCAAAAGGTAATTGATGCCTATCCATTTGTCTTTCGATTTCGGTAACAACTGTATGCCCGGCAACCCTGCCTCCTGCCACATCTGCGCCTGTGTCATCCCCGTGTCCGTCATGTACCCTCCGTCATGCGGAAGGAAGTTTGCCTGTAATGTAGGATATTTGCTTTTGAGCCTTGTTACACGCTCTGCCACACGCTCGCTTGCATGCAACCCGCTGTCCAACTCCAATACGTTGATGAAGGGGCCGTCCAGCTGGAATACAAGGTTAATCGTGTTCAGCGGCGCTCCCAAGTCCCATGTGCAATAGCATGGCTTTGTTGCGTCATAGGCCAACTTCCGAAAAGCGCCCTCCTGTACTGCCTTGTCCAACACCGCCTCCAATATGGCCCCCTCCATCGGAACCTCAAAAGCCTCTTCCAAGGTCGAAGGGTATTCCTCATTCATTGACACCCCGTGTTGCCTCTTGGCCTGTTGCCACCAACGCTTTTGCTCCTCGGTTACAACAATACCGCTCTTGCTCCTAAGCGTCTCAAAATAACTCTCTGTGGCCGCATTTATCGCCTCTCCCCCTTTCGATTTGTTGTTCTCGTCACTCCACCACGGCAAAAATACCACATGGAAATCTTTCTCCCCTCGCTCCTCCTCCGGCACGCTCAACGCATTCATCACGTTTTCGTAGAATACCCCTCGCTTCCCGCCCCGTACCGTCGTCTCCACGAATATAAAGCCGTCCTTGGCCGCAGGGAAGGTGCCGTTTACTATTTCTGCCGCTC